ACTCAGCGGCTGACTGCTCTGTCTGACTCATTGTTGACGCAAGGGCTTCTCTACCCATCTGTCGTCCTGTTTCTAAAGTCTCAGAGGCAGAATCAGATGATTCCATCATTTCAGTTTTTTGTTCTTCTTCTTTTGATTCAATGCTTGTTGTTTCTTGGGCAACAAAAGATGTCGAAGATGATTGAGTTGTTGAAGTTCTTGTTGAACTTTCTGTTTGTGTTGTAGTTGCAGCAGAAGCGGATGCAGAAGAACCAGAGGCTGCAGCAGTTGCATCTGATGCAATAGCGAGAGCACCTTCTAGCGTATTCTTAGAAATTGCATCAGCAAGGATTGCTGCCTTTTCTTCATCTGATAATTCACGATATGCCGCTACAACTGCAGGAAGGGATGGTTCAGAAGGATCTTCGGCAGTTTCTTCAGCAACTAACACTTCTTCCTCTTCTGATGCTTCTTCTTCAGAACTATCAGCAAGCATTTCTTCTAAACTCTCATCAACAGTATCGCCTGATTCTTCATCAGCAACTAATGCTTCTTCCTCTTCTTCAACTACTTCAGTACCATCAGATGAGCCATCGTCTGAACCATCGTCAGATCCAGTGTCTGCTGTGGTATCTGTAGTTGTATCTGATGTGTCGAGAGAGGCTAAGACTTGTTCTGGATCAGAATAATCAATAGTGCCATCATCAATACCAAGTGTGTCAATAATGCAACTTGGATCAAATGGATCTAATACACAATCCATAGTTGGTGGTTGTTCTTGAAAACTATAATATGTTCCAGAGGTTGGAGTGCCCTCTGTATAAAGGAATAGATAGTCTGAATCTGGTCTTTGAATAGAAGTAATCTTTAATGCTTCACCACCAGAACTAACTGCAGTCCAACCAACTAGATCTTCACCCTTTGTGGCAAGCTGGCTAAACAATATAGGGTCATTGCCCTTAAAAATAAAAATGTAATCACTGCCAGGAGCACTCACATTCATACCAGCAAGACCACCAGAGGTTGGCAATGGAGGTGGCATGTAGTTGATTTGCAGCATTGGATTATCAATACTTGGACCGTACAATCCAGCCCAGAAACCTGCATCGTTACCAGTAAATTCTAATCTTGCGCTCGTGAATAAACTATTTGATTGAACATGACTATACCAACCAAAACTTTGCCAAGCACTTTGCGCTTCTTGTCCAAGTAAACATAAACCAAGGATTTCAACACCACCAACACAACCAATATTTGCTGTAGATGGTGTGCCACTTAAAAATGTAAAGGAATTATTCAATCCATTTGTATCATAGAACTTTAAAGTGACGGAAAATGGATCAATAGGACCATTAATACTAGAGCAAGATCCACCAATAAAATTACGACAAGAATTATTCAAATCAAATGAAAATATAAAATTAAATAGGTTTGTTTCGTACTGAGAAAGATCAATATCTTGATACAATGTCCCTTGAACATAACTAAATGTGTATAGTTTTCCATCACCTGCTGGGACCCAGTCACCAAGTGGAAACCCTCCTTCTTTCCATGCACCGCATGTTGGTGGACCAGAAGCACAATTGTCCATTGTTGGATTTACAACAATGTTTGGAACATTGACTGCATTGGTCCAATCTAGCTGCTGCGCATTAAGCGCAGCACTAGAAAGTAGCAATAATAGAGCGAGTAATCGCTTCATTATTCACCAGCTGGTTTTGCTACTGGAAGATCTTCAGTTGTATCTTTTTTCCAAACTTCCCACCATCTCTTACGGAAGTCTGGGCGTTCTTGTTTATTTTCTGCCCATTTCTCGTTGGCTTCTTTACCGATCTTACCCATGTATGGGCAAGGTGTTCCAGCCATTTCCATAGCCTTGAACACACGCTCGTCTTGGCACATCATTGATACAGCAGCAACTTTCATACCCATGTCATATAGAGTCTTTGAAAGTTTGAGGCGTTCGCAATTCATATCGCGGACTGCTTTACCAGCAGAAAGACCGATGACCTGAGTTTGAACAGCACCAGAGACGCCACTGACGCAGACATCCTGGCTATATGTTGAGATCATAGGCGCGATAGCACTAGCAGGTGGTGCCTTAATCTCTTGTTCTACCTTTGTAATGTTTTCGTTACGATTGATGTTCGTATTTGTATTCTCAGTCTTTACATTGCTTTGGCTTGTGCTTTCAGACTTATTGATATTTTCGTTCTTATTTACAGCCGTTGAAGTGCTTACATTGACATTGTTATTATTATTCGTATTTGTGCTAGTGCTATCGCTTTTATTGATATTCGTATTTGTGGAAACACTGTTGTTATTGTTATTATTCGTGTTTACACTTGTTGAGTTATTGTTGTTTGTGTTAACATTGTTTGAGTTAATCGTTGTATCGTTCTTATTGTTATTATTATAAGTGACTTCACCAGACATGTTGTTATTATTGTTATTCGTGTTGGTAGAAGTGCTCACATTATTATTAAAGTTTGTGTTTGTAGACACAGAGTTATTGTTATTATTATTCGTGTTCACGCTCGTAGATGTGTTCACATTGTTATTATTATTCGTGTTCACGCTGGTTGAAGTATTCACATTGTTGTTGTTATTTGTGTTTACGCTCGTTGTCGTATTCACATTATTATTGTTATTTGTCGAAGTCGTATTATTTGTATTCTGATTGATATTTGTCAAAGTACCAGACTGAATGTTATTATTCGTATTCACATTCGTGTTGGTATTTGTGTTCGTAGAGGTGCTGGTGCTAACATTATTATTGTTGTTATTATTCGTTAAAGTACCAGACTGAATGTTGTTATTTGTATTCACATTCGTATTGGTATTTGTACTATTAACGGTAGAGGTGTTAATGTTAGTGTTGGTATTATCACTAGTTGTAGTGTTATTGTTATTATAGTTTACCGTACCACTGTTAATATTATTATTCGTATTCACATTGGTATTGGTATTTGTAGAGGTCGAAGTCGAAGTGTTTGTGTTCACATTCGTATTCGTATTATCAGAAGTCGAAGTAGAGGTCGAAGTGTTCGTATTCTGATTAATGTTCGTTGCAGTACCAGATTGAATGTTATTATTCGTATTCACATTCGTGTTGGTATTGTCCGAAGTCGATGTGGAGGTCGAAGTCGAAGTTGAGGTAGATGTTGTATTAACATCCGAGGTCGTATTGACCGTAGAAACTGTAGTTGTCTGGGCAAATGCCTGTGTTGCACCTACTGCGAATAGTAGCGCAAGAAGTAACTTCTTCATTTTAACTCCTGAATTTATTGTTTACATTACAAAACATTTTAAATTCAGCGAGTGAATAATTTAAAGCAACTCCTCAATATTGTTACCTGTATTTATATTATTATACAGCAAAGCCTGGTTTGTAGACAGTCTTTCCTTTTTCCATTACGGCAGTAAGGATTTGCTTTCTTTGCTTACCAGAGGAAGCATAGCTAGCATGAACCCAACCACTATTTGGACCTTCTTTTGGATTGTAGAATTCAAGGATTACTTGGTCAAAATCTAAGTTTTCAGAAACCCACTTAGCTAATTCATAGTTTGACATCCCGTCAATCTCAAAATCTACGGCCTCGCCATTGCAGTGTTGTGACTTAGCTGAGCCACCAACAGCTGCGTTTAGCTTTGGACCTCTATAAGCTGAATTAATTTGCACTGGCTTACCAAAATGTTTTCTAACTGGCTCTAGAATATTCTTACATACAAGAGTTAAGTTATGCATATGAGTTGGGTTTGGTGTATTGTCAATACCCTTTCTTGTAGCTGTCTCTGATCTTGTTAATTCCTTCAGCGAGAAGTGCTCTGACAAGTTACCAGGCTTAACAACGCCTGGTGCTGCAGCAGGCTTAGTTGCTGGTGCTGCTGCCTTAGCTGGAGCAGGAGCTGCATCTACTTTAACGCCCTTGAGAAGATTATAGTACTTCTTTGTCTTGGCTGATCTATCATCTAGACCATGGGTACCACCGTTGATCTTCTTTGTGATAGAGAGGATAGTAGCATCGCTAACACCCTTGTCACAAATATCCCAAAGCTTATTCTTATCAAAGAACCAGATAGCTGATTCAAAGATATATTCTGTAGCAACTAGATCTGGATTTGAAAGAATCTCTGGCTTACCAAGATAGGTAGCAAGAGCTTTATAATTATCCTTACCAGTTAACTGGAGAGCACCACGGCCTCTATACTTCCAGCCATCGCCAGATGATTCTGGGCCATTGCCCATTCTACCACCGTATACCTTATTGGCAATCTTTTCTGGCTTTCTCTCATAGGCTACTGCCAACTGATCTGTTGGGAAGTATTTGCCAAAGATACCACGGAGGCCTTTAGCACCATAGTTTAGGTTCTCTTGGAATTTACTAAAGCCACCAGACTCGTGATTAGTCTGTGCAAAGAAGTGTGCTGCCCTTTCAGGCGTCATCTTATAATACTTCATTGCTGCTTTGAGAACCTCAACACCAAACTTAGGATCTGGTGCAACTCCAATCTTATTGCAAAACTTCTCAATACTCATTTTCTACCTCAGGCGATTTCGTCTTCTACTTCCTCAACAACTTGCTCGGCAACAGTTTCCTGTGGCTTGGCTGGCTCTTCTGGCTTCTTTTCATCTGGCGATTTGCCTAGCATGATACCAGAAAGGATACCGGTTAGGAATGTAGCAATAGGTGTGATCAATTCAAAGAACTTGGCGTCGTTTGGCGACTGTGTCATTGGTTGGACTACAAAGATCAATGAATATAGTACAACAAACACAATACCAGTTAGTGTGCCAGCCAATGTTAGGCCAACAACAAACTTCAATCGTGCCATTAATTCTTCAGGTGTATATCTTGGTCCATTAAACATAATTATTCTCCTGTTGGTTCTTCACTTGTTGGTTGTTCGCATGGAGCAGCTGGTTCTTCATTCTGTTCAGCTGCTTCTACTTTACCTTGGGTTAAGTCTATCTCTTTACCAGTTAGTTGATCTGGGCAGGTGCCGTCAGCTTCACAAACTGGTTTCTGACATTCCTTATTGTTCCAATTTGCTGGGTCTTGGCATGGATATCTATAGTGTTCTTCACAGCCAGCAATTAATAATAATGAGAGTGCTAACATTACAGTCTTCATCTCATTCCCCTTCGTTTACTTTAAAATGTTCATTCTCGTGATGTTTCTTCATAGCAGCTTGTGCTTGCGTAATTTTATCATATCTTTTACTCTGCCAACCGCATCCAGATTCCGAGCAACCAGCGTGATATGCCTTAGCACCATACACATCTGTTTCATACACCAACCCTTTAGCCACACGTGGTTTTTTTTCTTCTTCTGCTACGAAATTGGCAAACCTTTTACCCATTCTTGATGGAGCTAGCTTCTGATTAGCTTTCTTGTATCTAATCATTGCTTTCTTTTTAACACCAATTGAATCTGGTCTTAGGCCAGCAATGCCAGCTGTAGTGTTTGTTACAGCTAACTCTTCTTCTACTTCTCTAATCATTTGTTGTAACATATAAGCAACTTGTTGTTCGGAAGGTTCATATCCTTCTCTCATTTGCTTTTTAGGATATTCTTTCATTAGAAGCAATGCAGCAGCATATGTAGCAATAGTTGATTGGCCGCCAGGAAGCTTGCCGAGTAGTTTTCTTAAATTTAATGTTACTACATCAAAATAGCCTAGAGCATCTTTCTCTTCTTGCTTTAGTCTTTCTCTTCTTGGCTTAATAATGTTACCGTCTTTATCAATTAGACCAAGCTTATAGGCTGGCCACTTATCAAACGGAGTGACCAGATTCTTTAAGAACTTATATGTAATGGCTAGGTCAACTAGATCCTTCATGGAACTCTCTTAGTTTCTTTACAACGTTTGTGTCGAGAGGAATGTCACTGTTTCTAATGACCTTATCCTCCCCTACATTATAAACAACATCTGGCATGTAACCTAGGAAAACCAAAAATGGCTTGAGGATATGCCATTGCCCCTGCATCTTCAGCAAACACATCTTTACTGTTGCTTCTGGGCCAAATAAATTGTTTAACAAGTTCAGGTGGTTGAGGATTAATCTCTCCTTCAACTCACCTGATTCTTGATACCTTGTTAGCAGCCTCTTAATATACTTTAGCGTATTAAGATCATCTTCAAATTCCGTCACGTCTATACATGATGGATTGTCATAATGTCTTGCTGCATATAACAAAAAGTTTTCTTCAGTCAATTTCTCATTATTCATTAATAAAGTACAGTCCTATTATTCTGGGAACTGTGTATCGTCTGCTGCATCGTTGTTTGGATATGCTGTTAGAGCTACTAGTGTTTCTCTATTAACACGACCTGCACGACCACCTAGAGTGATTGTTAGCGTTAAGCTTGAACCACCAGATGTGTTACCATTTGTTGAGTTTGATGCTGCAGTTGAGTTTGCAACCTGGATCTTAATCTGACCAGTATTTGCAAAACCTGAACCACCATTTGTCAACGTTAGAGCTGTAACACCACCAGTTGAGTTTGTTGTGATTGTGGCTGTAGCATTAACTACACCATTTGACAATGTAACAACTTCGTTGTTTACATAGCCCGAACCACCTGCGTTCTTGGCAACTGTTAGTACTGGACCAGTACCATATTGCTGTAGAACCCAACCTTGTGCAACTGGCTTATTGTCTGTTGCACGAGCATACTGTGATTCTGCTGCATCAACACCAAATACGCCTACCTTTGCACCACCAAAAAGTGTGTTAGCAATGGCACCATTTGAGGCCAAGCCCGTAAATTTTGGTGCGCTTGCTGCTGCGTCTGTTTTTCCCCAAAGTGCCATATCTCTATCTCCTATTGTTTCTATTATTATGATCTAGATAATCAGATTCTTTATTAACTACAAAATAGCTAGAAAGTCTTTTATCAATTGCAACAATCTCTTTGCTGCCATCAGTATTTTCCTTTACTTCAAAGTTATCTGATGTTCTAAGCTCTGATAATGACTTAATAGCAATTGCATTACGTGTTGGTACTACTGGTACTTCCACTGTTGGTTTCTCATAAACTAACTGAGAACCAGTAATAAATTTTCCTGCTACTATACCCATCTATGTATTTATTGACCTTATTGTTTAGAAGCCCACATATTATCAATCATGTTTGGATAGCTTCTACCAGCTCTTTCAGCCCTGGCCTTAGCTTTTGCTTTTTGTTCTGGTGAAAGTGAGCCTTGCTTCTTAGAATCAGGCATTGGCTTATCCCAAACTTCTTCATGCATTGTTGCTACATCTTTTTCTGCAGCTGTGACAGCATCCTTATAAGATTTTCTATTCTTCAGGTGATATCTGATAGCTGTCTGCATGCGTGGTGGCTGTTTCTTAAAATGAGCATCGTTTTCCTTAGCCTGTTGGGATCTTAGATCTGGACCCATCAGCTCATCAATCTGCTCCTCTTCTAGAGCCTTTTCCATTTCACCAATTCTTGGTACCTTTGACTTCTTTTCTTCGGATACTGAGTGACCAGCCTTCATGGCTTTTGTTGCTAATCTCTTAGCAAGGTTGCGGGCACTCTTTGGTTTACCTGGACCGCCAATAGCAGATGACTTAGGCTTAACTGGACCACCTAAAACTTCAGCTGCGTGGGCTGCTAGCCTATCATCCTCAGCTTTGTCAGTAGCAATGTCCTTCATCTTACCTTCTGCCATTGGTTCACCCAATGTGCCTGTATGTCTTTGTCTACCCTGCATATATGAGTAGAGGCTTTCCATATCCCCATGTAATTTTGATAGCTTATTCTGGTACCACTCTTCCATATCTGTACCAGCTTCTACTGCCGCAATAATCTCTTCTGCTGCATAATGAATAAAATGTAGCTGTGTTAGAGCCATATCATTTTCTTCAGCAGGACCATTCCAATCATCTGATTCAGCCATCATTGCCTTCTTTAGCTCACCTTGAGTAGCACCAGCCTTTCTTGCTGCTGTAGCATGTTCTGGGCTCTTTGACTTTGCAAGCTTCTGTAGTAGCTCAGCTCTTGTACCACCTTGGCTCTTTGGATTGTAGTCAGTAACGTCAGTGGCTTCTTCCATACTTGGAAGCTTTCTATACATGTCAGCAATCTTGCTTGACATCATCTTTGGGTCCTTCATTACCTTTCTGCCAGTCATCTTTGGTGAACCAGCATCCGTGCCATGCTTAATGAAGGCATGTGTGCCAACTTGTCTGACAACATTATCCTTCTTAGCCTTATTTTCCATGTTGCGCTCATCTAGCTCAACGTCTTCCTTGGCTAATCTATCAACAGCTTTGATGACGCCAGCCTGTCTCTTCATAGCCTTCTTATCTTGAGCTAAACGCTCTGGATTTTTAGCTGACATTGTGCCGGCTGTAAATGAATGATAGCTAACATCGTCTGTTGCTTTCTTGGCATATGAAGCAAGAGTTGACTTCTTTAGTTCATCAATCTGCTCTTCTTCTACCATTGCCTTACCTAGACCTTTATGCTTTTGCTGTGCAGCAAATGATCTTAGCTTCATTAGTCTTTCACGCTCTGTTTCTTCATTAGCCTTAACTAATGTTTGCATCTTCATTGGAGCAACTGCCTTCTTAGAAGCCTTACCTGGATTTGCCTCGCCGCCTTGAGCATCAGCGACAGCTTCACCACCATAACCAGCATCTGCTGTATCGATAGGTCTAACCTCTTCTTTACCCCTTGGAGTATAGACAAGACCTTGGCTATGCGCATGGTATGGGCTAGCCTTTTTAGACATATGCTTGTGTGGTGATAAAACTTGTTCGCTGAACTTTTTCATATTACTCACCCTTTGGTGCTAGAGACTCTGTTAGCTGCTCAACAAACTCTTTCATTGTCTTCTTCTTGCTTACACCACGACCAACCATAACATCGGCGTGTGTAATCTTATCATGTGGAGCAGCTAGGGCAGCTAGATCCTTTTCTTTTGCTGTCTTTGGAATGGTATGGGCCTTAGCTTCAGCAACCTTCTTAGCTGTTGCTGTGGCAATTGCCATCTTCTTACCCATTGGCATACCTGGCTGGTCACGCTCAATTGCCTTAGCAACTTCTTCGCGCTTCTTCATTTCTGCCTTTGTTAGAGTCTTCTCTTCAATCTCTGTCTCTTCTTCCATCTTGCCTTGTGACTTTAACATGGCAATGTAAGCCTTTGACTTCTTCTTTTCCATGATTGCCTTTAGCTTCTCTAGTGGCATTTCTGGCTTGCCCTTCTTTGAAGCCTTAGAAGAATCTTCACCCCCGGCTGGTGCTACTGCTTCTTCTTCCATTGCTGGCTTTCTCTTCTTAGAAGCATGCATGTGTGACTCAGAAACTACGACTGTTAGATCAGCAACTGGAACATCTTGCTCAATGCCATGCTCAAACATAACATCATAGTGAGTTACTGTGCCATCTTCAAGCAATGTATGCTCACCAGCAATGCATTGACCTTTGCCCCATGTTTCGTGAACAACGTGCTTGGCACAATCGTGGGCAACAGCCTTAGCTACGTTTGCTGTGTTTAGATCTTCGCTCATGTCTGAGTCTCCTTTCTGTAATTGTCTTAAATCTTGTTTAACCATTTGTCTTGTAGTACTATCGTCCTTTACAACGTTTAACAAACGGTCAAATACTTTGTAAAGTATGCTTCTAAGAGACGGAATAGTCATAGCGGCATCACCATAACGCAATGCTCTTTTTACTACTTCCATCTCTTCAGGGTCAGCTAAGCCATTACGTAACAAATCCATTACTTTTGGATCTGTAAAACGTTGCTTAACTTCCTCAAAAATCTCTTTATCTGTCATGGATTTCTCCAAAATTAGTCAAAATATTTATATGAACACTTTTCTGGTGTCATATACCCTAGGCCATCCTAGGTAATTAACCTTCCATTCAATCTGATCATCTGCTGGTAAATGCTCCCATTGATCTCTTTTTTTATGAAAGATATTGGCTACATTCACCCAATCAGTTCTAAGTATTAGCCTTTCAGCCAAATACTTTTGATCCATAATATCTTCGTAACTACGTCTATCAACCTCTATATGGAATAGCTCCATAACAGTCTCACCAACGTAATCAATGTTAAAATCTATTCCCCATTTAGGAACAATTGCCAATAGCTTCTTTAGCTCTCTTCTATAATTAGAAGCTATTTGCAATTCCTCTCTACCTTCACCAATATAATCATGTCTCATTTGTAGGCAGCTATGATCAATCATAATCCTTGGATCATCATTTGAATCCTGCTCTATCCACTTAATATGGTTTGCAGTATGGTTTAAATGCTGCTCACCTATATCAATCATATTACGTCTATATAATGCCTGCTCCAATTCATTCAACTCAAACCCATCTCTATCAAAAAAATCCATTGATAGTTTATAGTATTGTTCTTCCTGTAGTCCTAGAGGTAACCCTAGGAATCTACTAAAACTACTGCTTGTAACTCTCATAGATTGATGGCTTAGCCCTTCCGTAGTTTCTCATCATAACACCAGCTTCACTATTTGCTTCGTTTTCAAATGTGCTACCAGTCTCGCCAGCCATCTCTACATCATCCAACTGGCCATCTAAATCTTGTCTATAATGAACCATTTCGTGTGCTAATGTTCTTAAAATATCAACTGGATGTCTACCAGCAATGTTTACTCTAATTGTTTTCTCTGCTGGATAGTATCCACCAAAGCTTGCATTCTCTTGAGCAACTCTTTTATTGTTTACAAGTTCTATTTTTGGTAGTTCCTGTAGACCCAAATGTTCCTTTGCATGGCCCATAAAGTCATCGACATGCTGCTGAACCATTTGTTCGTGCGCCATGTCTTCAAGAATTAACTGTTTGAATCTTAGCATGTTACCAAGCCTTGCAAGACCAGTATCTTGCCTTATGTCTTGGACCTGGGCTATCACAGTTGTGTCTTGCTCTAAAAGATTTTCTTCTGGAAGGAATATTCTTTTTAATAGTCATGTTAGGGTCACCAAAGCTAACCTTAACTACATTGCCAGACTCTGGATGCTTAACATAAACAGCTCTCTTCTTTGGACCGCCTGGTGTTAGGAATGGCTTGCCAAGCTTGACCTTACGGCCGCCCTTCTCAGCTTCTTCTAGCTCTTCAACCTCATTCCAGTCTTCATAGACCTCTTCGCCAGTGACCTCAAACTCTTCTTCAGTGAAGCCAAAGTCAATCTCATCTGCATGTTCTCTAAATGTTTTCATTTTACTAGACCTCTTAGCAGCTGTTGATGGTTTTGGCTTTTGACCCACCTTATGTGCTGTTGGCTTAGCGCTAAAATACTTCTTCATCTTTTGGCCAACTTTGTGAGCCGCAAATGCACCAGCTGCAGCTCCAATTAAAGGAGCACCCAATGCAGCTCCAACGCCAGCACCTAGACCGGCGCCAAACATTGTACCAATCCCAACCTTTTCGTTTACGTTATTCATCAATACTGTCTCTTAGTGATAATGAGTTAGCAAGGATATCAATTTCTGCAGCCATCTTAAAGTCAACAGCTGTTAATCCATCAACATCATTTGTTGACATTTTGATTGTTGCTTCATTATAGAAATGGCTTATCTCTGGAAAGTGATCTAGCTCTACACCAAGCTTGTTTACTTCTTTAATAAACACTTCAATGTCAACATAATCTCTACCAATAAATTTCTTTGAAAGATGGTGACCTTGAATCATATCCCATGATGGTGTCATCGTCTTTCTCATTTCTTCAGCTTGCATAATATCTAACTTAACACTTCTTGCTGGATCATTAGGTGCTTCAATTGCTTCCTTCATGAAGTTTTTGAATGATAGTTTTTTGCCTTCGCCAGGTGTATCATTTTTAAGTTTTGCTACAAGTTCAGGTGTACCCTCATATCCAGCACCACCCTCTTCAGCTACAGTCTTTTTATCTTTCTTATGTAACTGCAATGCAGCCTTTTGAGCTCTCTTAACATCAATAGCAGCTTCAGCTAAATCTTTATCAGCTGTGTGATATGCTAGACCTTCATGAATAAATGAATTGACTCTATTGAATGCCCATTGTTGTGGGGTTAGAGTTGGTCTATGGCCTGAGGCAAAGTCAGCTAGACCACGATAGTATACAGTCTCTAATACCTCATAAGCAATATTACTTTGAGTAGATTTCTTTTGTAGAGATTCGACAACTGATAATGGCAGCTGCTGCTCTCTCATTATCAGCTCTAGTGCTTCTCTCACGCCTGGTACGCCAGCAGCTGCGCCAAGTCCTCTTGGTGCCTTAAATCCAGCCCCCAACTTTCTTCTTTGTTCTGCTGAAGAGATTCTTGGTAGAAGCTTTTGAGCTAATCTGTTGACAGATTTGGACTTTAGCTTTAATCTCTTATCAAGAGCAACTCTTGCACCATACGATAGACTTGAATACTTCTGACCTCTTAGTATTCTAGCTCTCATAAACTTACGCGCAACTCTTTGAGCTCTTCTTTGTAAGACAGGCTTTGTTGCCTTTCTTCTTAAAGCTCTTCTTCTACCAAATGCAAGACGGCTTTTCATTGATCTTGCTCTGGCAGCCTTCTTAATTCTTGATTGTACACTTACTACTTCTTGTAGTTCTTCTGGTGTTAGTTCTTCATTTAATGCACCACGTAAAGTATTCAATACCTCTTTGTGATGTTGCTGAAGATTCTTTGGTAGGCCTGCTTTAAACTCTTTATGTTTGCCAGCTGATGCTAATGATCTCATCTTAGAGGCTGACATTCCCTCAACACCTTCGGCATCTGGATCTCTGGCACCAGCTGATTTGACTTCAATCTTTTTGAAGTTGAAGTCTTTATCTGGACCATTATAAGAGTTAGCAATTCTCTTATAATCTTCAACTCTATCATCACCAGCAATTAATGTTGCATGGGTGTATCCTTGGTGGTGAAGATGCTTTAGGATTCCAAAGACATTAGATGATCCTTCTGGGGTGTGCTTAACAACACTGCCAAATGCTTTCTTTGCAAATGCATGCTTTGTTTCGTAGTCTAAAGGATTCTTCTTTTTGTCATGGGACTTAGATAGGTAGATATGGGCTTCGCCACCGACCTTTTCTGCATGAGCCTTAATTGCATCTACCAACTTCTCATGGCCAACTGTTGGTGGGTTCATTCTACCAAATGCAAAGACGACGTGTCTATCTTTTTGCTCGTAGACTGACCAAGTTGTATCCATCTGAGGATTCAGCTCGATCTCATTCTTAGGCATACCAGTATCCGTGGTACCCTTACCCGCCTTTTTATCGTCTTTCTTTTTGGATTTTTTTGTGTCTGAATCGGCAACTTCTGCTGTTGCATCTTGGCTGGCCATTGCTGCTGCAGCTTGGCGCGTAACCACAAATTCTTGTAGACTGAGTCTCTTTTTCATCGATATTCCTCAAGGGGTTGGCGTACCCTAACCTTGTACGGAATATTTATAAGAACTTATTCCTTATCAAATATTCCTGAATAATCTTCTTCATCATCCCAGAAAGGCTCTACTTCTAGGTCCTCATCTAGGTGCTTATAATCTTCCTCGTCCTCATCTTCCTCATCATCTTCAAGATCTTCATCACTGATTCCATTAACATCTAGCATATCTACTAACTTTGGCTCATGGACATCGCGGAGATAATATTCGTGGTTTTCTAGATCGCCAAGTTCCTCTAATACTTCTTCTGCAGCCGTAGCATGCATATCATAATCTTCAAGATCCTTTTCAGTGGAATAGCCTCTTTCAAGAGCCTTTGCTTCAACAGCAAGAGCTTCATCCACATGTTTAGCTGCTTCTTCTGCCTTGGCCATATCTACACCTGGTTCTTTTATTAGGTTATTGAAAGCCTCTGTGGCACCTGGACACAGTGGAAAGTTCTCCGTCTCATAGGAACCCACGGTAATATTTTTACCTTCTTGTTCCTCGAAGTTTAGTTCTTCGGTATAAAGACTGAAATTCTTCATATAGCCCCTTATGTAAACTCTTGCCAATCCATAGATGCGACAACATTACTTGTTGCAGTGCGAGATGTCATTGCAAGTGTAAAGATGACTGGTGTATTAGCTAAACCATTTCTCTCTAGCTGAAACTTAAACATCTCTCCATCTAAGTTTACGCCAGCTGCTGACTGGTTGGTAGAATTATAGATGCCTGACATTATTGTCGTGCCACCACTCATTGTGGATGAGTTGTTTGCATCATACTCTACACACGAATCATTACCAGCCGATGTCCAAGATCCACCAGTTATTGTTGGGTTAACAACAATCTTATATTTATAGAGTGCTTGGTTTAGAGCTGCAATTGAAATATCTTTAGGAACAGCAATACCATCTAACTTCGTGGACTTCAATCTTAGTGATATTACTGGATAGTATGTGCCAGCTGTGGCAAGTTCTCTTTGTGTTGTTGGCTCCTGGCCATATGATCTTGGCTTGCCTCTAAGTTCATAACCACCTTCAGAAATAACAGTGGTACAAATTTGCTTTAGAGTAGCAGAGGCAGCCGTTGTGCCTGTATTCTCAATTTCATATCTTACTGGAAGACATGCTGTCGTCATATAAGTGCCAGCTGTTATATTGGCATGATGGAATGAATGACAATGGACTAACTGACCGTTAATCACAAAACCACATCTAACTGTACCAACACCTAACCACTCAATATCAGACCAGAAAATTTGAGCCTTAGTTAGATCAAGGGTTAGTTGAGATGGTGAGGATGGGACAGCCCCAAGTAGTGTATCAATATTCCAGTCTGCCTGATTAGCATACTCGTATTGAACTGAGCCGTTAACATTTGATCTAATACCAAATCTAATTGTAGTACCAGTCTGTTCTAGAAATACGCCATTGAGATCATTGTAGTAACCAACTCTCTGAGCAAGGTTAGCTTGGGGTGCATTCATAACAAACGTATTCATAATCAGCAAGCTCTTACCTGGCTGATAGGCAAATACTCTTGTTGTTTCTCTCTGAACCTTAGCGCCAGATGTTGTATCTACAGTGAGGGACATTGTAGCTGCATTAGCACTAAAAGAATATGTTGCTGTGGCAGTATTGGCAGTAGAGAATTTGTCGTTATCTTCATAACGATTGAATGAATCAAATAGTGTTACTGGCTGTGACTGTCTGGCTCTACCAAAAGCATCAACAGCTGTACCTGATGGGTTAGCTGGACCAATACGGTTACCGTACTGGTCGGCAAGCATGACAACTTCGAACAGAGTCTTGTTATCAGGCAAGTATTGATGTTTATCTTTTCTAAACTGTGCCATTCTATCTAGCTCTTAAAAAATTAGCTTGGGAGAATGCAGCATGGCCGCCTCTACCAACTCCTGATCTTCTAACTAACTTAGTTGGTCTATTGTTTCTAATTGATACAAACCCTTCTGGTCCAGCTGGTCTGCCATGGATTGAATGTTCGTATCCATGGTGATCTAGACTTGAAAGATGATCAACTAATTCATTTTTTGCATTTTCTAGATGGTCGTGAATATTTAGAATACGGTGAAAATGAGCCTTATTTTTCTGTACATGAGCTAGGTCTTCATCCATAGCCTGTTGTCTTCTTGCCTTACCGGCTGGTGTCTTTAGTTTATCCACCTCAGCCTGGTGCTTATTCTTTAGCCAGGCCATATAGGCTGTAGCTGATCTTTTGGCACCAGTTCTAACTGTGCTATTGATAAATGTTTTTAGGTTAACTCTATGGTTAGTAATGGCGTTATGAGTTTCCTCAGTAACGCCTTCAAACTCTTCAACAGCCTTCTTCATGTGTTGCTGGAACCTTGTCTTTGGTGCCTTGGCTGCATGAACTACATGGACTGGTAATACATGAACATCTGGGTGATGTTGGAATCCACTACCCTCTTCGTGTGGATCAAATCCATAATGGGCTTGCATTGATTCAAGATCACCATGGCCTTTATACTCAGTATGGATAGCCACACCAATCTTAGCCTTCTTGATCTTTTTGCCTTCTGGTGAATCTGCTCTCTGAGAATAGGTAATTGTGTTAGGTGTAAAGTGATACTTACCACCATGATGGGTCACATCATTATGTGTATACATGATGTCACCTTGGAACACTCTGCCCTTTGGAATAATCTTTTTGAGATGGTCGTGCGCTGCCTTCAACTTCTCAACTAAGCCAGGTGCATGGCCATGGTTCTTTTCGATATCTTCGTGGGAGTAGTTAATCTTTGGTTCTTTATTAAATGCAGACTTAGATGCTGTAAAGAACTTGCCTGTAACAGGATGGTAACCAAAGATTACAGAAGGTGAACCATCATATTTAATTACATTCTTAGTTGAGGAATGAGTAGCACCCATGATAGCATTATGCGTATCATTGAGTGTATGGAAGGCATGCTTGAAGCCTTCAGTACCAGAGTCAATGACATGCTCTTCATTATGCTTTAAATGAATTAGCTTACTCTCGTCATCAACTGATTCTACTAGGTACTGAATAAAGCTCATAGGTTTACCATTACTGCTGATGCTGGTGTATCGTCTGTTACAACTATACGGCCGGCGCTATCTCCCTTTGATGGTGACTTACCATATATTTTTGGAGTCCCCATACTATCCTTTGCTGTTGGATCAAAGCGTTGATCTTCTCTACGTGCTCTCAATCTAAAGTATAGTTCTTTAGAATTAGCATATGATTCTGCCTCATACATTGAGCCAGAAATTTTCAATCTATTTTTGGCGCTATCATACTGCTTAGTAACATCCATCGGTCCAATGTACATATAGTCAATTGGACCACCCATAGCTTTATTGCCAACAACAATTTTTAACTTGTCTTGTTTACTTATCTTACCATAGACATCAGGTACTTTATCGCCAACCTTGAGTTTCTTTTTAGTCTTTAGATGCTCGAAAGCTTTCATCATAAACTTCTTGGCAATACCTGGTACAGCCAATTCTAATCCTTTTAGCCCACCACCAGCTAGCGAAGGGGCTGACTCACCTTTGCATGATAAGTTTAAAGTTTTTGTGCCTCTGTATAAAACAACATCCGTATAAGGTTCTGAACCACCAGCTTGTCTGCCCCCAAACTTTTCTGCTTTTGTTACACCTGATAGTGTCATGTTTTCAAAAATAACAGTAACGGCATTATTTTTGTTAGCCTTGACGGCATCATTAATGGCCTTGATTAGACCATTTTCCTGTCTTTCTGATGAGGCACCAGCCATGTAGTTCTCCCAATTATGATACTTTATATATGCAAAACCCCCTTTCGGGGGCTTTGTTTAAAGTGACACTGTATAGGGTTCCATCGACCTATTGTATTGGTTATTGACCCTAATGAACTCTGTATACATGTGGAGTTGAGATACCCTATATGCCCCAACATACGCGCAGCACGATCTAATACCACCAAGAACATCCAGGATTGTATTCTTTACAGGGCCCTTATATGGCATTGATACTGTTCTACCTTCCGAGGATCTATAGCTAGCTAGTTCACCCTTATGCTTAACCTGAGCCGTTCTAGAACTCATCCCATAGAACACAATCTTGTTATTAACAATAGGTTGCTCGCCTTCATCATGTCCTGCCAGCATTGAACCTAGCTTAACATACTTGGCACCAGCACCTATTGCCTTACAAACATCACCTGGGTTTGTAATACCACCATCAGCAACAATCTCAGACTTATTACAGGCAAGCGCACATTCAGCCACAGCACTAAACTGAGGATAGCCAATGCCTGTCTTGATACGGGTTGTGCAGACAGCACCAGAACCAATACCAACCTTAATCAAGTTAGCACCAGCTGCTTCTAATCTTGTCACAGCCTTAGGGGTAACAACACTGCCGGCCATGATAGTACTATCTGGATTTTCTTGCCTTAGTCTTGAGACAAACTCATAGAACTGAGTCATATAGCCATTAGCAACGTCGACACAGATGTTTGCATGTATGCCCGTCCGCTGTCTGATCTCTTTAATGATGGAAGTCGTTAGACTATAATCATCTCGGCTAATACCAGTAGAGACATAACAGTACTTAATAGGATCAGTATCATCTTCATTCAAACATTCGTTGATGAATTGAATCCACTGATCAAGAGTGTAGTGTTTGACAATAGCAGTGCTAGCACCATGCCTGCATAGAGCCCGAGCCATGGAGAATGTTCCAACACCATCCATATTAGATGCAATGATAGGATTGTAGTCCATTACAACTTTGGATCTACTATCAATATCAGAGAACTTAGGAACGATTAAAACATCACTATAGTCTAATTTAGGAGCATCTTGAATCATAATCCAATACCTAGTCTGTCAGCAATCTTGATCTGGAAGTCTACAAGGTTTTCGTATACAGTACGAACATGTTCAGTACTTACGTTGTTAGCCCTTGCCGCATACTCGATTGCTTCTTGTTTACATAGTCCTTCATTTTCAGCTTCAATCAAACTCATTTCAATAACATGATTAAGTTGCATAGTTACTCCCTATAGTTCCAAACGACATGATCCTCAATTAGCTGACGATGCTGGATCCAGTATTTAAAGTTACCAGACCACATAGCACCGCTTCTATCTGAATGAGTTACACCCTTCTCCCAACTATCACAATTGCTACAGCTGTTTGTGAGATTAGTCATTGGAGTGGCCTGATGTTCCAAAGGAGAGGCATGAACAGGCTTAGATTCAACTAGGCGCTGGAAGATGTCTCGTGCTTTAGCAATATCAGTGTTTAGAATTCTATAGGAAACTTGAGCACAGCAAGAGGCTGAAATCATAATAGCCTGTTCCTCTGTCAAGTATGTTTTTACAATCTGCTTCTCTAGGTTGTCTTGTTCTTCCCAAATGTAATACTGAAGCCCTAGCTCACTATCCTCACGAAGGATGTAGGGCACATGCCATTCGCCCTTGGCAAGACCAACTGGATTGCTCTTATTGTATGCATCCCACATTACGGTGGCCAATTCTTTAATCTCTGGCTGGGCATCTGGATGCTTACGAAGATGGAAGAAATTATCATAGGTAGTAGCAGTACAGACTACCTTAATCAATTGGTATGGCTCTAAGATTCTATTAGAGACCTGCTTATGGAGATTAAGAGCATCAAACTTTCTGGCAGTGTTGCTTGTTGCCCTTGCAATCTCATCCCATAGCTGAGTTGCCTGTAACAGCTCAGGCATATCAAGCTGTTCATTTGCCTGCATGCCCTTAATATTCTTACCCCAATGAATTGGCCTAGCTGGTCTTTGCTCCACCAACTTTACCAACTTGGAAATAGGAATTGCTCTCGAGGAAGCAGCGTTCCTAGAGAGCATGCGGTGAGTCATAAACTCACTATGAATGAATCTTGGGTATTCTAATTCGAATGTTGTTACTCTTGTTGCAGTTCTTGTACAGACTGAGTCTTGAATAACTTTGGCTGTGATTCCATTCTTACCAGTAGAAGTTACGTAGTTGTTCTCGTCCAATGTTCATCCTCACTGCATGTGCTATTAGTGTGTTTAGTTCTTGTGGGGCATCGTTATTGAGGTCGCTGAGCAATTGTTTCTCAAGACCTAGAGCATGTATTATACGGATTTTATCGACAATGGCAACAAGGGCCGACTCATATTTATCCATTTCTTCGTCAGTTAAATCTTTGTATTCCATGTTATTCTACCTAAGTTGTTGTCACTATAAACTAAGAGACCATCACAAGCCATATTCCATTTGACTTCACCATTCTCAATGGTTACTTCATCTCTCACAGGAACCTCAATCAGAATGTGCTTGAACAAATGCTCTTTGCCATTCTCAAACACTCTCCAAACAAGACCAGAGTTGGCATGCTTTGTGTTGAATCTAATGTGGTATCTATTCATCTTGTTATCCTAAAGAGAAAAGGGCAGTCATTCCTGACTGCCCCAAAGACTGATAGATTGTACAGCATCTACCTTGAATGAGCGCCACTCATTCTTTTCAACATCGAAGACTGGTACGACGTCGGTATTTGCCTCCTTCACTCTATCGGTCTTTTTAACATACGGTACTACGAGATCTTCACGAAGAGTGCACTTCATTATTCGCTCTGTACCATCTGACTTTGTGAACCTGACCTCGGCAACATTTGCCTTGAGGAAGTCCATGATCTTATCTTTAGTGAACATTGTCATAACTCCTCATCCAGGCAAGAACATACTGCTTGGCTTGGGCTCTGCTAAAGTCAAATGCCTCTTGGACATAGGGACCAGCACCAAACATATTGACCTTACCAGAGTCACGAAGCATGTTCAAGAACGCGAAGAC